GGACTGAAACAGTCGCAAATGTCGAGGTCGGTAACTCTGACCCAAAAGTTACCCAGTCGGAAGCCTAAGCCGAACCCTTTGGGATTTGGCAATCGCGACAGGATTACCGACTAGCGAATTTGTAAGTGCTGAAGATGTAATGACAGCGCTGGAGATATTAGAGAGGCGAGCCGATGGCAAGTGAGGGAATCAGCTATGACAAAGCTGAACTGCGTGCCATCGCTCGATCCTTTAAGGCTATGGATGAAGAAGCGCTTGACCAAGCCAAAAGCAAGTCAAACGCACTCGCTGAATTTGTATCGGATAAGGTTAAGAGTGCATCACGCAACGCACGATCCATCCCAAAGGTATCGTCTCGAATCGCTGACGGCTCAAAAGTATCTAAATCATCCAAGTTTGGCGAAATCTCATACGGCTTCGCGGCGCAGAAATTCAGCGGTGGTGCAACCACACGCGACCTTTGGGGCGGGGCAGAATTTGGCTCGAATAAGTATAAGCAGTTCCCAGTATGGAGTGGTCGTGAGGGTCGTGGTTCGCGTGGATGGTGGATATATCCAACTCTGCGCAGTATTCAGCCTGACATCGTGAAGAGGTGGGAAGAAGGATTCTCCGAGATAGTTAAGAGGTTCGATTAATGGCAGGAAGTAGAACGCTCAAGCTATCCATTCTCGGCGATGTAGATAACCTCAATAAGTCACTCAAGGCCGCCACAGCGGATGTCGAGACATTCGGCGATAAGGTATCAAAGGCTGGCAAGGTAGTCGGCGCTGCCCTAGTTGCAGCTGCCGCGGCCGCTGGCGCTTACGCCATCAAAATCGGCGTGGATGGGGTCAAGGCCGCCATCGAGGATGAAAAGGCACAGACACAGCTTGCTCTAGCTCTAAAGAACGCCACAGGGGCTACAGAGGGCGCAATCGCCGCCACTGAACAGTTTATCTTGCAGCAATCTTTGGCTACTGGTGTGGCAGATGATGAACTGCGCCCAGCCTTGCAGCGCCTTGCGCTATCAACAGGCGATGTCAAAAAGGCGCAGGATTTACTCAAGATCGCAATGGATGTATCGACAGCTACAGGCAAGCCACTCGAAGCGGTAGCCAATAGCCTGGGCAAAGCCTATGACGGCAACACCACAGCACTGGGCAGATTAGGCATCGGCTTATCAGCTGCCGAACTTAAAACCATGTCATTCACCCAGGTGCAGGACAGACTCACAGATTTATTTGGCGGCGCGGCTGCGGCAAATGCTGACACCTATGCTGGCCGAATTGCTCGGATGCAAATTGCTTTCGATGAAGCCAAAGAGACTATCGGCTTTGCGCTTTTGCCTATCCTGGAAAAGCTGATGAGGTTCATCAACCAAATTGCACTGCCCGCAATCAATGCAATGTCCAGTGGCTTTGGCCTAGACAAAGGCGGCATCGGTGGGGCAATTACCACCCTGGGCAATATCATCGTCAATGTATTCACGCCAATCATCAATGGCCTACTTAAAGCATTTGGATATGTAAAAAATGCCATCGGCGATAACCTGGACACTTTCAAGGAATTCGGCGGCTACATCGCCCAGTACCTTGCGCCAGTCATCGGCACAGTATTAGGCGGAGCGCTCCAGGTAGTCGGCAAAATTGCAGGCGGTGTCATTGATGTAATCGCTGGAGTCATCAAAGCCATCAACTTCCTTATCGGCGGCGCGATCGATGGAATCAATGCTCTTATCCGCGCCTATAACGCAGTGCCGCTTTTGCCTAACATTCCGACAATTAACAAGCCAACACTCAACACCCCATCAATCTCCAGCGCATCAGTATCAGCACCTTCTATCCCATCCGCTCCATCGATGTCGATGCCATCAGTTAGCGGTGCATCATCAGGAGCAGCTGCCGCATCGGCTTCAGCTGCAAGGGCGCAGGCACTCGTACCCACAGTGACTATCGGTGGCGCACCTGCGGGATACCGACCTGAAACCTTTACGCCTACTGCCACCCTGGGTGGCGCACCTGCAAGCTATGTGACCAACAATGTGAACATCGGCGTGGCTGGTGATCCTGAAGGCGTAGCGCGTGCAGTGGTCGATGTCATTAACACTTCATATTATCGCGGTGGTCTAGGGGCGCAGGCGTACAAACTATGACCCAATGGACACCCGAATGGCAATTGCAAATCAATGGGGTTGATTACACAGACATAACCCTTTCCACTTTAACAGTGGTATCAGGCCGCACCGATATTTATAGCCAGCCGCGTGCAGGATATGCCAGCATCGAAATCATCAATCTGAATCTGACCCCAGTGACCATCGATGTCAATGATGGCCTATCAATCAAGGTCAAGGATTCAACAGGAACTTATGTAGATATATTCGGTGGCTTTGTCACTGACTCAAGTGTCGAGGTGGCTAGCACTGGCACAGGCGGCATCAATGAAACTATCCGCGTTACAGCTCTAGGCGCTTTGTCCAAACTGCCTAAGACTCTAACCGATGGAGTGCTATCAAAGGATTATGACGGCAATCAGATTTACGAAATTCTAAGCCAATCACTATTTAACACTTGGGCTGAAGTACCTGCCGCACTTACCTGGGCAACTTATGATCCGACTACCACATGGGCAAATGCAGAGAATTCAGGCTTGGGCGAAATCGATAGGCCTGGCGATTATGAGCTAATGGCACGAACATCAGATGTCACCGATATGTATTCGCTAGTTTCCGCGCTCGCCACATCAGGGCTGGGATATTTGTATGAAGATGCTCAAGGCCGAATCGGCTATGCAGATGCAACCCATCGCACGCAGTACCTGGCAGCTAACGGCTACACATCAGTAAGCGGCAATCACGCCCTATCGCGTGGAATCCGCACCATTCGCCGCCTGGGCGATTTGCGCAATAAGGTCACGATTCAATGGCGTTCAGGTGACATCACAGCTTTGAGCCAGGATTCAATTGACCAATATGGATCACAGGCCGACATCATCCCAACCACCCTGCACAATTCAGCTGATGCCACAGCACAGGCAAATTTCTATCTAGGCATTAGAGCCTGGCCGCAGGATGTATTCGAGAGCATCACCTTTACTCTGGGCAATGCTGAACTCGATGACAGCGACCGCGATGCACTTCTGAATGTATTTATGGGCTTAGCCCTAGACATCACCGACCTGCCAGCGAATATGGTAAATGGTCGCTTCCAGGGCTTTGTCGAAGGCTGGACATTTAGGGCAGGCTATAACCGCCTAGACCTCACACTGAATGTGTCACCTACCGCGTTCAGCTTGCAGTCGATGCAATGGGATGATGTAAGTGTCGCAGAGACATGGAACACAATAAGTTCTACACTTGACTGGAATGAAGCCATTATCGTGGCATAAGGAGAAGAAATGCCAACTACTACTACAAACTTTGGCTGGACAGTACCTTCGGACACCGACCTGGTTAAAGATGGCGCAGCCGCAATTCGCACCGCTTTAGGTGGGCCTGACACATCATTCGTTGATCTTAAAGGTGGCACTACTGGCCAGGTGCTATCAAAGGCATCAGGCACAGATTTAGACTTCACCTGGACTGAACAGGATGACACTACACTTTCATTTAATGCACAGACTGGAACTACCTACACGCTGGTAGCCGCAGACTTGGGCAAGCTAGTCACCACATCAAATGCATCAGCTGTGACAGTTACAGTGCCGCCATCAGTATTTGCAGCGGGTAACATCATCAATCTTCAATCAATCGGTGTCGGCTTAACTAGTTTGGCGCAAGGTGCTGGAGTCACGATTACATCGACAGGTGCAACTGCATCAGCGCCAACCCTGCGCGCCCGTTACTCTGCCTGCACAATTATCTGCACAGCTAGCAATACATTCACAGTCGTGGGCGATTTATCATAATGAATCCAATTCTAGGAATCATTGCATCACAAGATACGCCGCGAGTACCACCTTCAGTGACAGTGGATTATTTAGTTTTAGCTGGTGGCGGTGGCGGTGCTGGTGGCGGTGGCGGTGCTGGTGGATTTAGATCGACAGTAACGGCAACTGGTGGCGGTGGAACTTTAGAGACTGCTTTATCTTTAGATTTATCAACAAATTACACAGTAACAGTTGGCGGCGGCGGTGCAGCAAACCAAAATGTATCTGGAAATGGCACAGTAGGAAGCAACTCTGTATTCTCAACCATTACTTCTACTGGCGGCGGCGGTGGCGCAGGCTTGTCTGGTGGAAATCAGCAATCTTCAGGAACTACTGGTGGTTCAGGTGGTGGAGCTGCATCTTGGGATACAGGTGCAAGCGCGGCAACTGGTGCATCAGGCACTGCAAATCAGGGTTACAAAGGTGGAAATTCATTAGTACCAACTGGCTCAGGCCCATATAACGCAGCAGGCGGTGGCGGTG